TTTCGAGACCAAGCGTGGAACGCCGGAAGTCCAAGGACCAACCGGTCGCCCCGTCTTGTTAGGGATTAACCAGCGCAATCTAGGCACCTTCACAGTGCTCCGTTACAGGAGCACTGAGGTGAAGCCTAGCGAATGCTTGACTGTGTCTATGTGTCATCACTTCGATGATACTAGACACAAGGTCACGTGTAATCGGTGGTCTGATGCGAAATTTCTTGTAAATTTCGGCCTGTTTTAAGGGTGTCCTTCGAGGGACATCACCAGACCACTCCCGAATCAGAGGATCGGTGTGAGGTATTCCATAGGAGTACGTCGCACCGGTCACATTCATGAAGGTATCTAGCGACCCAAAATCAATTAAGATTTTGGGCCGGTAGCGTACCATTTTTGCAATTTCATCCTCGAATCGTGTTGCGTCCGCCGAATGGAAGACCCAATCACGACACGAGCAACGAAGAATCAGTTTGTCCAAGTTTGCCAAAGCACATCGCTTTGCCATCTTGCGATCATCTGTCACAATTAGAATCACTTTGTCTTCAAGCCGTTCGGCTTCAAGACAAATGATATCATCATCAGCGAGGATTGCTCGAGGGGGGAGAGGAGTCTCCTTCCCTTGTAGTATATCCTCATAATTATCCATGAACCAGGCCTCCAACTCCGCGACACTCCGTGTATACGGACTGTCCGGTTTTGGTCGCCTTCTGAATCGTTGAAGGTAAGGATAGTCAAGGTCGACCCGTAATGGGTCGGCCTTGGCCATAATTGCCACAATCTCTGGGAAATAAAGATCCTCGCACATTACTTGACGTAATGTCCAAGGTCTATTTCGATATGTTCGGGAGAACTCGGTGACCACCTTTAAAATGGTGGGTTCATCGAATTCCTCGATTTCTTTAGTCATTGTCTTGGCCACCTCGAACAGGTCAACCTGTCCGACGTCGAGCCCAGACATCCGTTTATGGAAGAGGTACTGACCAGAGAGTTTTGACTCCCTGATCAGGGCCCCTCCAACAATGAGTTTATCAATGACGCCGGCTGGAAATAATTTCCAGTCGTCCGCCTTGATCACCCGATATCGTTTGATTGGGTCTGTTTCCGGGATCCTTAGGACCTCGAGAACAGACTCACCATTGAAATGAGGTTGTTCACGCATCACACCACGCAATGTGGTGTAATGTCGTGGACGCCAACCGATGAGCTCCATCATCGTGGCCACGGTTAAATACCGTGGCCACGACTTTTGGGCAATGATTTGATTGAACCAGGTAGCCACGTCCCATTTGGGAGGTGGCTTCCCGATTCCGAAAATTTGTCTTGGCAACGAGACCGGCTCTTGCCGGTCTCGTAGTCCCAGACATATATCTTGACATGCAGAAGACACCGAGAACAAGAAGTTAATTCCTGTACTCGAGTCCTTTGCTACATATTCCATATCTTTGCCCATGAGGGTGTATTTCCCTCGTGGGTCAGAGCTATAGTCCTGACGATCTTTCCGCGTGTCTAGGATCAACCGACCTTTCGGTTGGTCCAGATACGGGGAAATTCTTGAATCTCGGATTCGCACAGCGTTCGTAACGATGTGGAACCGATCAACTGGAATTCGGAAAACTTCCTCACAGTAGGTACACCAGTCCTCTGTGATGAAAGTATCCTCGATTGAATGTTCATAACCTAACATGCTTGCCGCATGTAGGAAATGTTCAAAGAATTGTTGTCTGAACGGACCGGCGGCCATTTGTAGGCCGTCGTCTCCGTTTCCGACACCGATGGTAACAATGCGTCGCCCAATCTTCTTCTTAGCGTATAAGGAGCAGATTGGGTGAACCAAAGAGAGATTTGTTTTGGTCAGCGGATC